TTGCAAGAAAGGTTTGACAGCTAAATGTAAACCGTTTTTAAGTGCGGGCCATGAAACTACCCAAAGACCACATCACCGAACTTGCCTGCTCGGTAAAACAAAACCGACCATCCCTTGAGGCTCCATACCTCGATATCACAAAGGGGGTTGGGAATGTGGTGTCCACTAGTGGACATGTTATTTCGGTCACCCCGGTGGATCTGGGAAAAGAGGACACCGCCGGGCTAATCCCCATTGCTGCCCTGAAAGAAGCCCGTAAGTTGGCCAAGCGCGAGGACAACCTCACACTGGATTGCTCTGACAGTGCCAAAGTGACACTTTCAGACGGCAGAACCTTCCCCCGCGCTGACACCCAATTCCCAAATTGGCGCATGGTGATTCCCGCAGAGGACTCAGAAGTCGCAGCCTCGATTTGCATCAACGCTGAATTGCTCGCCAAACTTGCAAAAAGTTTGGGCACGGCGGTGGTGAAAATTGAGACCCTGAAAGGTTCTTCGGGGCTGCGAGTGGCCCCTCACGGTCTGAAGACAGCTGTCGCCGTTGGGCATGGCGTGATTATGCCTGTCAAAGTCAAGGAGGGCGAGAAGTCACCCCAGGAGCAAAGGCATGACAAACTCCAAGCCTTGGAAGAGTTGGCACAGATGGTCGCGAAACTCAACCCTGACGCGGGCGAAATAGGGGCCGGGATGCTGGCAAACCTCGTTGAGAAAGCCCGGGAAATTAACCCGATAGACCCGCTTTCTTGAATGCCAAAGGTTCAAGGGCTTGCATTTCGTCCAAGGTGAGAGGTGCAAAATTTTTGTCCAACTGAAGAGCCGAAAATTTCTCCGCTGAAAGTCCCCCCTCAGAAAATAGCTTGGCTCGGGTCGGGCCAAGTGCTTCTGATTGGACGCTTTTATTTTGGCGCTTTAGCCAATCGAAATATGATTTGTCACCTTTGACCGGGCCGAACTCTGCCGAGCGTGTCCGGCCCCCTTTCAGGAAATCGAATTCTTCAGAGATAACCGCGATTGTTGTGCTCCGGCACCGAACATGGATTGGCGGGGTTGGTCCCTTCCCGACCTCAAATTCTCTTTGGTCCAAACTCTGACAGTTCTTGACAAGCGCACGACCCACCATGTAGTATCCTGAACTAGTCTCAAAGTTATAAACATGGCAAGAAACAAACTCACTCCCCACACTAATGACATTTTGAAACTTTGGCGCGATGGCACCCCGGCCAACCAAATTGGGAGGCAATTCGGCGCAACCACAACCACAGTCACCACCTTTCTGAAGCGCCTTAGCGTCTTGGAGCACGTCCCGAGGGGCCAAGAACACCCCCGAACTCTCAAAGCTGTTGGGCTCTTCCAAAGTGGGGCCAGACCCTCGGAAATCCTGTCCCGCTTGGGGGTCAGTCGTTCTGGTTTGTTCGCCGCTCTGAAGCGACATGGGCACGATCTTAGGGGGTTGGATGGGTGGAAGCCCAGTGATGTCCAACGAACCAAAGCCGCTGTGAGCCGTGAAAAATCCGGCATCATGCAACCAAATGAGCGTTTTGTGTCTGGTATCCTCAATCGGGAAGGGGTTGAAACCACGCCCCAGTTCAGGCTTGGGTTTGGCAGTATTGACCTTGTTTTGCCCACTCTGTCCGTCGCCGTGGAAATCTGCGGGCGTGGGACTTACAGAAACAATATCGCTAACGGATGGATGGAAAAGCGCATCCGCGATTGCGGAAAAGCTGGGTTGCATTTCTATGCAGTCGCCTTCCGGGACAAACTCGCTAAAAGTGAAGTCCAAGACCTTATCGCTTGGTGTGATTTCCTTGGCCGCTCTCCAACCATCCGCCGTCAATATCGGGTGGTTTGGCGTGGCTCGGAATTGCTCGCCTGCGGCTGTTGCGATGATGAAAACTTGCCCTTGATAGGTGCGACGGAACATGTTCAAAATTTGCCCGATGGGACGAGGGGTGGTTAAACCTGTGAAACAAACTGAAGATGTGCGCCGATCTAACGTCGAGATCCATTGGTATTTTTTGACCACGTCTGGATTTGCCTCCCAAACGTCAAGCCGGGCGGAGCTTGCAACGTGTTGGGTTGCCGTCCGGATCATGGATTGCGCGTTGCGCCTGGAGGTGGCCAAAATGCCGTCTCGGAAGTTGCGCCCTTTTGTCCCAACCACTGACCTGACAAGTTCTTGATTGGTTCGCCCTTGCGCCACTCCCTGACGCACCCGGTCAACCACGCGGGCAGTTTCGCGGCCTGAAAAGCTCTTGATAAAGTCGGTCAACAGTTCGCCCGAATGGGACATCGGGAGATCTAACGCCCGCTTGAAAGCTTTGGCCGCGTCGGGGACTTTCAGCGTCCCAACACCTGCAACGGTTTTCTTCAAGTCAAAGGCTTCCGCCGAGGCGTACAAACCCGCTGTCTTTTCGAGTTCAAGAGTGTAGAGTTTGATTTCGGTTGCCAAGGGTTTCGCCAAATCCCGTTTGAGGTCCCGGAGGAACCCGGCTAAATATCTCCGCCCTTGGTTGTTCAGATCGTCGCCGGTCGCACCAAATGCGAGCTTTACGATCCGTTCAATTTCGCGAAATGCTTTTTCAAACGACCGGACTTGCCCAGACTTGAGACGCTCAAGCAAAACTTGCCGCCGAACTGCTAGGTCTAAAAGTGGGGAAGACATAGCGGGAGCAAAAACTATTTTTAGATTTTTTCAAGCTAACCCCGGACGGTTCGGGTCGCTTTCTTAAATGACCACCAACCGCCAATGCGGACGCCGAAATACATCACCCAACGCTTCCACCGCTTGACGCCCAAATCCGTCATCGCTTCAAGAAAGATTGCGTCCGCAATTGCCCGGGAAAGACCTTGGCCGGAATAAAGAAAATCGTGGACAACTGCCGCCCGCGTGTAACGTCCGAACGGTGGCAACACCCACCAAAGAAGCCGGGGGACGCTCGCAAGGTCAGTCACGAAACCCGCCGGGACTGTCAGGACAATGCCGGAACCTTCACCGCCCACAAAGTAACGGAACGTGGCCAGAATGAGCAGCCGCAACTTGCCCGTCTCATGGGTCAAGTCCTCATGCAAAAGCCGGTCGGGGAAATTCTTCATTTCCTTAAACGCCTTGAGGGTCCTCTTTGAATCCACCCCGCGCCGCTGCTTCTGAGTCAATCAGCCTCCGGGCGTCTTCGTCTTTCTCGTAAGCAACCCCGGCTTTGCGTAACCCTTCCCGTGCTTCGCTCCAAGTGATGAGTTCGCTTTGCCATTCTGCGATCAGTTGTTGACGCTCTTGGGCGTTCATTTTGGCAATGCTGAAATCGGTATTCAGTTCGTAAATAAATTTTTCGGGGTCGTATTCGCCAAGGAAATTCCCCGCAAATGCCAACGCTTTTTCATACGCTTGAGAAACATTCTTGGCCAACGATGAAAGGACGGACGCCTCGGATGTTTCCGCAATAGCCGCTTCTGTTGCCGTGGACTGGACCTTTTTTGGCTCAATCAGTTTGGCGCCTAGTGCCTTCATTTGGTCCTCCTTTTGGAGCATCAATTCTTTGGGTAAATTGTTCGACTCGGATTGGAGCAATGAAGCATCCGCCCCGGCGTTCAGCATAATTGCCGACCGGGAGCCAAACGCGATTCCGCCGGCCATGTTCTTGTCAACCCAATCTTGCGTCAGACCGGCCAAAACCAAAGTAGGTTGACCGACCAGGAAAGAGCTTTCTTCGACATCCGCCGAGTTGCGGTAGTGTGCTAAATTGAGCGTCGAAATGTCGTAAAGCGGAGCCTCGTCAACGTCCGCGTCATTGTTGGTTGAGCCAACAAAAGTAAACGGGATTTTCTTCAATGGTTGGCCCCGGTGATCCAAGATTGTGAATGGCCCTTCCGCGATTTCGTAAATATCGTCTTTGTTTTCAGGTCTGTCCTTTTTGCGCCAAGATTCCGCTTGGACAAATGATATGGCCCGGTCTTCTGGATTCTCCAAACGCATCACGCGCCATCGGGGTTCCGTGCCAAACTCAAACCCGTCATCCATGACCACGGCATTTTCCGAGAGGACCAAAAGAGTCAAGAGGGTTTCCCCGCCCACATTAGATTCACGCCAGTTTATGATCTGTTCCGCTGTGTAAGGGATAATCCGGGGGCGAATCCGGCCCGCCTCTATATCCGCTTTGGTGGCGACCTGTCCGGGGGCCAAAGTCGGAAAATCCGCCAAGAGCCCGGCCCGGCCGGTGGAGAGGATGTCTGAGACAAGCCCCTTTGATTGCTGCTCCAAGGTATTCCCCGCGCCGTCAACGTCCCCTTCAAAAAACTCTGTGCCGGGGGGAAGTTCGATTGTAGGGTCCTTTGAAAAGACCTGCCCGACTAGCCCTTGGGCAGTCCGCCCGGTTACGTTGTAAAACACCGCCCGCTTTTTGTAAGACTTGTAGCGTTCTTTTTTATCTTCGCCGGAAAGTTGCGGTTCCGGGAGGTATTTAACGCCCGCTGCCTTGATCGCAAGCTCACCCTCCAGACAATCCCGTGTCTGTTCCCACTTGGGAAAGTTTTTGATAACCTCGGAACGAGTGTAAGCGACATTTGGCATTTACACGTCAAAAAGCAGGTTTTCCCGATTAAATGCAACTTTTTTCAGGAAAGGGAGTTGACTGCTAAATGGAAAATGGTTTTAGTTTAGGCATGGAAGAGAAC